TCTCTATGAAATGATAAAACAACAAGCGCATAAAGATCGTAAAGTATTTTTTGTATATGGTGGAACTGATACCAGCGACAGGGAAGCAATACGACACATAACTGAAGGTGAGGATGATGCTATTATTATTGCGTCTTTCGGAACCTTTTCAACTGGCATTAACATCCCCTCGATTGAGAATGTTATATTTGCTTCTCCATCTAAAAGTAAGATTCGGAATTTACAAAGTATTGGTCGTGGATTAAGATTAAAGAAAGGTAAGACTCATTGTAATCTTTACGATATGGCAGATGACTTGCATTGGAAGTCTTGGAAGAATCATACTTTAAATCATGCAGCAGAAAGGTATAAGACGTATGCTGAAGAACAGTTTGAAACTAAGTTGGTAGAGGTAAATCTATGTCCAACTACGTAGTTGTAAAATTAGTTTCTGGAGAGCAGTTGATGGCAGATTTGTCATCTGAGAGTGAGTCCACTCTAAATCTATTGAACCCGATGCTAATTAAAACAAGAGAACTAGAAGATGGTGAATCTATAACAGCAATTCCTTATTGCCAATTCTCGTCAGACAAGATGTTCAATATCCTAAAGACACATATAATGTATACCAAACAAATGCATGAAGTATTCATTCCTCATTATGTTAGGATTGTAAAAGAACACGAGGAACATATAGAGTTGAGAACCAACAAAAAAGAACAAGAGCAGCAAACTCTTGATTGGGAAGATACAGAAAGTCTAACTACAGAGGAAATACAAAAGCGTATAGATGTTTTAGAATCTTTGTTTGGTAATCAGGAAGAATCTCCTGTCGAAGAGAAAGAAGAAACGAGAGTTGTTTCGAAAGGAAATAAAACATTTCACTAATCTCATCATCAACCCCGACACCGTAATTATCCTCGGATGTCAAATAAAAAGCAAGTTTATTTTAATTGCAAAAATAATCAAACTTGCTTTTTAATCAATAATACTGTATAATGTGATTTGCTGGATTAAAACCAGGAACTTAATATGGCTCATTATGTAAACAATGCTGATTTTTTAGCTGCAATAAAAGAATATCGACAAAAGGTAAAGGAAGCTGAGGAAAGCGGATCACCGAAACCTCAGGTTACTAATTACATTGGCGAGTGTATACTTAAAATTGCAACTCATCTATCTTACAAACCCAACTTCATTAACTACTCATACAAGGATGATATGATCCTGGATGGTATTGAGAATTGTATTCAATACATTGACAATTTCGATTGCGTTCGAGGAAAAACATATATCAAAAAAGAAAAAGAAGAAAGATACCCTTGAAGATTTTATAGGTGATAATAATGGCGAAGTCAATACGTAAATTATTGGAACAGCTTAACGTCAGCAATTATAGAGAAATTATTCAAGAAGTAAGACATAAAAGAAGAAAAGCAAGAGCGCGACGAGTAAACAGTAGATTTCTTAAAGGTTATACTTGGGATGCGTATGACGGTAATATAAATTGGAAAGAGATTATGAGTAACAATGATGAAAAGATTTTTTTGGGCGTATCAGATTTTGAAGATCTGGTTACATCTGAGGTTATGCGGAGCCGTGTTGACGCTAGCCTAACAACAGTACAAAGAGAAACAACAGTTCTCTGTAATCGTGATACCTGGAAAAGATGGGCAGAGAATCAATTCGAAGATTTTCTCTTTATGCAATCTAACTCTTCATCGGGTTTCATTGTTGAACAGGCTACTAAAAATCTTATTAAGTTCAGCGTGAATAGTAATTCAACAGAAGTACGTGCATATGGCGATGAAGATTTTTGCGATGGAATAATCGAACTTGTCGAATCTAATTTCTCTGTTGTAACTTCTTACATTGAATGGATTTATGGTAGTGATGGTAATTCTGTTAACGTACCATTGAATCGTGATCGTCTTCCTATTGAAGAAATGTATCCATTTTTAAAAGGTGAATCTCTTGGCGATTACTACGATCGCTATATGGAATCTTCCGCAAACATTCTTCTTCTGATCGGTCCACCTGGTACTGGTAAAACTACATTCATTCGTGGTCTGCTCGCACATCGTTCTTGTTCTGCCATTGTTACATATGACGCAGGTATCCTCGAGAAAGATGGGTTCTTTGCTCGCTTTATCGAAGATGATGCAGAGGTTATGGTTCTCGAGGACAGCGATGCTTTCTTAAAATCACGTAGCGATGGTAACACAATGATGCATCGTTTTCTTAATGTCGGTGATGGTCTCGTGACAACCAAAGGCAAGAAGATGATTTTCTCTACTAATCTTCCAAGCATTCGTGATATTGACGCTGCTCTTATTCGTCCAGGTCGTTGCTTTGATATTGTTGAATTCAAACCATTGTCCATTGACGATGCAAATAAACTGGCGAACAAACTCAACACTACTATTCCTGAGAAGAAGAAAACATACATCTAAAGCCAATAGAAAGGTAGGTTTTGTTTGAAAGTAGCGATAATTACAGATCAGCACTTTGGCGCCAGAAACGACAGTATTGCATTTCTAGACTTCTTTGAAAAATTTTATGATAATACATTCTTCCCAACAATTATTAAAGCCAACATTAATACTGTTCTTATTCTTGGCGATACTTTTGATAGGCGTAAATATGTAAACTTCTATGCACTTGATCGTGCTAAGAAAATGTTCTTCGATAAGTTAGAACAGATGAACATTCAAGTTTATATGTTGGCTGGAAATCATGACACATATTTTAAAAACACAAATGAAATAAACTCGCCAGAGTTACTACTACAACAATATAGTAATATAAATGTTATTTCAAAACCAACTACGATATCAGTTTATGACACTAATATCTGTATGGTTCCATGGATCTGCCCAGAAAATTATCAAGCATCTCTAGATGAGATGGTGACAACTAAGGCAGAAATTTGTATGGGGCATTTTGAGATTGCAGGGTTTGCAATGTATAGGGGGATGCAATCTAATGAAGGACTATCTAAAGAAACATTTAACAAGTTTGATATGGTTTTCTCTGGTCATTATCATCATAGGTCAGATGATGGTCATATCTATTATCTGGGCAATCCCTATGAACTTACTTGGCAGGATTACAAAGACCCTCGAGGATTCCACTTGTTTGATCTCGACAGCAGAGGACTCGAATTCATACCAAATCCATATGTTATGTTCGAAAGGGTCGAATACGACGACAAAGAAGGAGAGCCCACCGATCTCGACACCTTTGATCTAAAGGACTGTTATGTCAAACTTGTAGTTGTAAATAAAACTGACTATTATAAATTTGACAAGTTTATTCAAAAACTGTATACTAAAGGGTGCGCAGATATTAAGATCATTGAAGATCTTTCAGAGTTTGAAGATGGTGAAGTTGGCGAGGAAATAAATCTTGAGGATACTCTCTCTGTTCTCTCCAACTATATTGACTCTGTTGAAACTGATGTTGACAAAGAACAGGTGAAAACATTTATGAGAACTCTTTATACAGAAGCAGTTAATGTGGAGGTTTAATGATTACATTTAAATCTATATCTTGGAAAAACTTTTTATCAACAGGCAATTCATTAAACAAAGTATTACTCAATAAATCTAGTACTACTCTTATCATTGGTAAGAATGGTGAGGGAAAGAGTACCATTCTAGATGCACTATGCTTTGCTTTATTCGGCAAACCATTCCGCAACATCAACAAGGGACAGCTGGTAAACTCCATCAATGGTAAGAATTCATTGGTTGAGATTGAGTTTAGTGTTGGTAAGAAAGACTATCGCGTAGTCAGAGGAATCAAACCAAACATCTTTGAGATCTATCAGAATGATGAGATGATCAATCAAGATGCTGCCGCGAGAGACTATCAAAAGATTCTTGAGCAGCAGATCCTAAAATTAAATTACAAAACTTTTACACAAGTAGTCATTTTAGGATCTGCTTCTTTCGTTCCATTTATGCAGTTGTCTCCCGCAATGAGACGAGAGGTTATCGAGGACATCCTTGATATAAGAATCTTCTCAACAATGAATCAGTTGCTTAAAGAACGAGCGCAGGAAACTAAAGATGAAATCACTAGG